CTCCAAGGAAGCCGCCAAGATCGCCGCGTCGGTCGGCGTGTCCCCTGTCCAGATGTCCCCGGCTGACGCCGCGGTGACCGCCCCCGAGGCCGTCGACCATGTCGCCGCCTTCCTCGCCCTCCCGGTCGGCTCGGCTGAACGCGCCGCCTATTTCAAGGCGCATCAGTCCGCCATCGTCCGCGGCATCTTCTAATTTTCTCCCTCATCCCTCATCCCTAATCCTACAATAAAAAATGGCCAATAGCATCACCGCGGCGCCCGCCGTACTCGCCGAAGGGGTCATCTCTTCGCTTCGCAACAAGCTGCCCGTGCTCTCGGGCATCTCGACCGTCTTCTCGTCCCGCCCGGGCGTGAACGGCCTCTCCATCCAGGTTCCCCTGATCGGCACGTCCACCGCGACGACCTTCGGCGCCTCCGGCTACCTCACCCAGGACGACGCGACCGTCACCTCCTCGACCGTCACGCTCGTTCACTACAAGGTGTCCAGCCGCTTCAGCCCGTCGAACCTCAAGGAATACGGCGCTCAGTTCTTCGTGAACAACTTCGTCCAGACCGCCTCCATCGCCCTCGCTCAGAAGGTCATGGACGTCATCAACGCTCAGGTCACGAACGCGAACTACTCCGTCTCCTCGACCTCCGGCGCTGACCTGTCCTACGCCGAGCTCGTGGCCGTCCAGAAGACCCTCGACGACGCGAAGGCCCCGGGCCCCCGCTATGCCGTGCTCAACAGCACCTACGTCAGCGACCTCCGCAAGGACACCACGATCGTCGGCAACAACGTTCTCGGCGCTAACATCATCCGCGACGGCGACCTCGGCATTATCGCCGGTGCCCGCGTCTACCAGTTCTCCAACCTCTCGGCCAACTCCGAGAACCTGGCGGGCTGGGTGGCCGGCCCCGATGCGATCGCGTTTGCGAGCGCTCTCCCGGAGACCGACATCCCGGGCTGGGAAGTCGCCAACGCCATCGACGCCGAAACCGGCCTCGGCGTTCAGGTCATCATGGGCCAGGAGCAGTCCGGCTACATGAACGTCACCGCGACCCTGCTCGCCGGTGCCGCCGTGGGCCGCGCGACCTCGCTCGTCCGCCTCAAGACCGCCTGATGATTGCGGCCTGAGCCGCTCCAATCGGGGCCCCTACGGGGGCCCCTTTTTTGTGCCTGCTTGCCAAGGCCCGCAAAGGATATGGCTACGCTCTATTCCGAGTTCCTGCCCGACGCGAAGGAGATGCTCGCCGACTTCGGCGTGGCTGGTTCGGCTAACTCCGGGGCCATCACGTTCGTCTGTATGCTGTCCGACCCTGCCCTGACCCAGTCCTTCGAGGCTGGCGGGTTTAAGGAGATGACCCAGCACACCGTCCGCCTCGCCGCCGCAACGGCCTCCTGGAGCCTCCCAGACGGGTCTACGGGGGCATCGGCTGCGGTCATCAGCTCGGGCTCGCCCATCGCCTCCCTCGCCATCGGCAAGAAGATTGTCGCCGGGGGCAAGACCCTGCGGATCACGGGGCAGACCTACAAGCCCGGGTCGGCGTGGCTGACCCTCGTCGTCATCGACGACAACCAGTAAGGCCGTGGGGCTCATCCCCCAGTCGAAGGAGAGGTTCATGGCGGCCCTGACCGACTATGCCGTGGGTATGGGACAGTCGATGGAGGAGGCCGGGGTTCAAGGTGCCGGCAACCTCTGCTATGCCGCCCTGGAACTGACCCCGCCGATGGTTAAGAAAGGCGGCGGAGGTTTGACCAAGACAGCGGGCGACGCTGGTAAATCGGCAGTCGAGCGAGACATCCGCGCCCTGTTTGTAGCCCGTGACGAGCGCAAGTCCGCAGCGGTCGGTGTCGCCCTAAACAAGCTCAAGGCCGCCGTTAAGGCTAACGACGCGGGTAAGTTTGAGCGCATTCGCCAACAGGCTACGCTTCGCAAGTCGAACCTTATCAACTCGGTGACGATGCGGATCGTCAATGACAGCGACCCTGCCCGGTCGTTCGCCAAAGCAAAGAACCTGTTCAGCCTATCTAACCCTGTTGCGACCATCGATCAGCAGGATGTCGTCTCTGATATCCGCAAGGTTCACATCTCGCACCGCTACATCAACAGCAAGGGCCGTATGCGGACGACCAAGGGGACGGGCTCCTATCTCGGAAAATATGTGGCCGAGTCAAAGGCCGCCCTAGAGCGATACATCAAGGAGACGCAAGCGCACGTCGGCTTCATCAAGTCCGGCTGGTGGCAGGTGCTTTCTCAGCTGCCAAAGGTCAGGGGAAAGAATGTTTATAAGTCCTCCGAAATCCCTGTCTGGGTTCGGCGGCACGCCGGCACCGGATACGCGACGCTGATGCGCAACAAGGGGGGCATCTATATCCGCATAGGCAACACGGTCGGCGACAACGACAACCAGGCGTCAAAGAACAACGTCCAAGGAGTCGCCCGCGCTCAAGCGATGGCCCGCCTTTACTCTCAAATAGAGGCCCGTCAAAAAGACCAGGCAGACGAGTTCAACAACGGCAAATAATTTATGGGCACCAAATCCATCCGACACATCGTCGAGGCCAACGTGGCCTCCTTCCTCGCCGCCGAGACCGGGCTGGCCGGGGTCACTATTTACAAGGGGGACGCGGTCGACCTCAACGTCCTGCCCAAGGCCATCGTCCTCTGCGACTCGGCCCGGGCGCCTGCCGACCTCCCCGAGGGCGCCGGGAACTACTCCTGCTCCCTGCGCGTGACCCTGTTCTCCAACGCCGACGACACGACCCTCGCGGATCACCGTGCCCGATGCGCCGCCCTGGCTGGGGCGATGCAAGACCTCGCCGGCCTGAAGGCGGTCTTCGTTACCTCGACGGACGCGACCCTCTACGACGTGACCCCGATCTCCGAGGACGAGGGTGTGGACGAGCGCTCGTTTGCGACCCTGTTCGCTTTCGACCTCTTGGCCGTCCTCCCGGCGTAAGGTTGCCCCCGCCCGCAAAGACAAATGGCCGCCGTCTCCCAAGGAACTTCTTGCATGTATGGCGTCGCTGGAACTCAGCTGACGACCCCGCTCTTTGTCCAGTCCTACACCGTCTCCGCCTCGTTCAACAACGAAGCGATGGTTCAGGACGAAGCTGGCCTGACGAAGACCCAGCGCTACGACGACCGCAAGACCGAGCTGACCATTGAAGGCGTGGTCAAGAGCGCGGCCAGCGGCAGCCCTGCCCCGGCCCTCGGTGCCATCCTGACCTTCACGGTGTCCGCTCTTAGCGCCTACACGTCCGGCACGGCTAGCAATACCTTTACGGGCATCGTGACCAAGGTCGAGGAAGTCGGCAGCTCCAAGGACTTCGTGAAGTACAAGATCACGGCGGTCGACTTTGAAGGCGTCACGCCGGCCTGATTGACCTGAGCCCTGCAAGGGCTTTGACTCACCCCGTGGACAACAGATTTCTGCGGGCGTTCAGAGACCCGTCCTCCCGGACTATCCTCGGGAAGCGGGTCTTTCCTTTTTGCCTGAAGCATCGGGTGCGTCTGCTGTCGATTGAGTCGCCCCTGGTCACAACGACCGAGGGAGGCATCACGCCGACCGACCTGCTGATTGCGGTCAAGGTATGCGCCGAGGAGTCCGACCTGCGGGTGGGGTTCTGGGAGGAGGTTCGGCTGCGGGTCTACCATCACCGGCCCGAGAAGTTCGCCGATGAGGTCGCCCGGTTCGTCGACCATTGCCACCTTCACGCGTGGCCTAAATACTGGGAGTCCTCGAAGACCAGCGACTCAGCTGACGGGGTAGGCATCCCTTGGCCGCTGATGATCGTCACGAACCTGGTCGCCAACGGCATCGACGAGCAACGGGCTTGGGAGATGCCCGAGTCTCAAGCAATCTGGATGTCGACGGCCTTCTCGACGCGGGCCGGGGCGAAGGTCAACCTTCTGACGACCGAGGAGGAGGAGATGATGGAGGCCATCCGCCGCGGGGAGTTGCCTGACCAGCAAGGTTAAAGACCAACATGGGCCGCAAACTAGAGTGGGAGTTGTCCGGCAAGTCGGACGTGCCTCAGAAAATGGCCGAGGCCAAGGGCTCCGTCGACGCGTTCTCCCGGGCCTCCGAGGGCATCTCGCGCAAGTTCAAGGACGCTTTCAAGGACATCGCCCTGGGCTTCATCGCCCCGATGATCCTAGTCCAGAAGGCCATCGGTTTCATCACCGACAAGATTGAGGAGGCCAAGCGCAAGGCTGAGGAGGCCCGGGCCTTCGCTAAGGAGGAGGAGTCTAAAAAGTACGCTCCAGCCGGAGGCCGCGAGGCTATCCTGCAGTACATGGAAAAACTAGACGAAGAAGAAAAAAAGCGAAAGGGACAAGACCTTGCGACGCAGGGCTATAAAAGGTTCTTGGAAGAAGACCCCCGCGGAAAGGTGCTTCAAGAGCAACTTAAGAAAGAAGGCAAAATTAAGTCTTTTGCTGGTCAAAACTATACCGACGATCCTGAAGTCGCAAAGGAGATTAAAGCGCGCATCGACGCCATCATCGCCCCTGACATCGCCGCACGGCAGGCCGCCGAGGACGCAAAGAAGACTGCCGAAAAACCGAAGGACGCCGCCGCCAAGGCCACCGGCCCCGAGGTCGGCTCCAACGTCGTCGGCGTGGGCATGAGCCCTCAGCTGGAGGCCATGCGCCAGCAGACCGATCTGCTCTCCAGTATCGACATGACCCTCCGCGGCATCGTGAACGCCGGCGTCCACCCGAGCAGCGCCAACCTCACCGAGAAGGGGCAGGTCGGCTCGCAAGCCCCAAGCGGCTTCCTGTTCGGCTACACCCAAGTCCTCGGCTCCCGCATCTCCCGCTAACATGGCACGCATCGAAAAAGGCAGCAGCCTCCGCACCCCGCTCCTTCAACCTGGCTACTCCATCGACAACGATGGCTACGGCCTGTTGACCTGCACGGCGACTTACAAGGTCGACGGCGACCGCAAGAAGGACATCGCCCGCGGCACGGCCTTTGAGCCCGACCCTCGTCTTCGTTGCCATAAGACCTCCATCAGTTACGGCCCGCTCGGGGTCGCCACGATCACGGCGCAATACTGCGGCATCGCGAACGGCGACTGGACGGAGCCCAACGTCACCGGGTCTTCCTCTCTCAGCACCGAGCCCCTGACCTCGCACCC